CCAGCAGAAGGATCACTAAGGTCTTTTTCTTTATTATCATCTAAAGCAGATGACTCAGATGAGTCAAATAACATTTCATTATCTAGTGTATTTTCTTCTTCCATTTTATTTCCTTAATATCCAAAAGTTGGGTCACTCATTTGAAACCCACTTTTTTGTGTTGATGGATCAAAATCAAATAAATTACTTCTTGGTCTTGTCATTACACCGTACCTAAGTGCATCATATAGGTGATCTTCAGAGTGAGTATCTACATCTTCAGGGTTATTTTTATCTAAAGGTATTACTGGTAATTGGGATATGGTATTAGTACAACTATTAAAAAATACAAGTCTAGGTTCTTCAGTATATTCATCTACTTGTAATCTTCTATGTAATTCATTTTTACCTGCTACTCTAGATCCTTTACTACGATCTGCTGGTCTCCATCTGCAGCCACGCATAATCATTTGTTCAGCTAATGATGGGCCTGTATCGCCACGTTTGTGCCATAAAGAAGAGTCAAGAACTCCGTATCTAATACTTTCACCTTCTTCTAGTTCTATTATTCTATCTGCTAAATCAGTAGCAATAACTTTAGTTACATATAGTTCTCTGTAAACAATTAACTGTTCTGATGGTGATACAGCAATCCAAACAACTCCTGTATAAGATCCATACCCATAATCACATGCACGAAATTTTACCCAATTACTAGGTATATTAAAAGGACTAACAACGTGTATACTCCTATTCCACTCAGGAAATGCCGATCCTTCATTAACATCCCAATCACCTTGAAGCAATTGTTTACGTTGGTGTTCAGGTAATGAAAGTAAGTTAGCTTCATATAATCCGTCATCAGATAAATAAGGGTTATCAAATAATGTTGCAGGTATAAACCTACGTTTAAATAGTGGCTCTCCCTCACGAGAGTGACCTTTAGGCCATCTTATTGTTTTTCCTGTTTCTCCATCTGTAGCCCAAAAAGATTTATTAGTGGGAGAAGGATCAATAAAAAGTTTTTTTACCCAACTATGTCCAGGACCGCCTGGGTTTGTTGTAGCTCTTTGGTATAATTTTAAATTACTATCACGGGTAGTTCTTAATCGTGACCTCATATAGTTCCAAGGGTAGGGAGAAGGCCATTGTGTAAGCTCATCAAAACCAATCCAAGAAAAAGCTTGTCCTTGATAACGTGTAACATCATCATCTCTATCAAGATAAGATAACCAAAGTGTTGCACCTGAAGGTGCTACCCAAGTCTTGTCTCTTTCCATAAACTTAATACCTGGTATTGCTTCTGGGTATATTTGTTTAGATACAGAAATAAGTTCTCTAAGTTCTTCTGTTGACCTACGTACTAACAAACCTCTAAAAGAAGGATTGTTTAAGTAACGTACTGGATCTGCAAGCATGGCAAAACTTTTTCCACCACCTGCTGCACCTCCGTATAAAACCTCTTGTTCTCCAGCAGAAAGAAATTCTGTCTGAGGGCCAGGGTTTGGTTGGAAAATAACTCGTTGAGCTTTTTCTACTTCAAACTCTTCAGGCTTCGGCTGTGCCGATACTGTCTCCGTAGTACTCAACTCTTCTTCCACCGATACGTTGGTCTTCAAGTTTCTTTGCTTTTTCGGACGCTTCTTTATACCGTTGGGCATAGTAGCGTTGAGTTGAAACTTCTTTTTTACGTTTTTGTTCAAGTTTAATTCTTTTCATTAAACCCACATGAGAGATATATCTTTGAGATTCTTCGCTTAACCAATCAGCTACATTCCTAAGACTGTATTGTTTAAGATATTTTTTTGCTTGCTCTAGCAATTCTAACTCTTCTGGGATTGGAAGTATTATATCATTATCTTCTGGGTCTTGTCTATACCCAAAAGGAATTATTCTTCCTACTCTTACTACAGGTTTCCAAACAAGGACATCTTCAATTTCTTCTGGCATTGGTATTTTCCAACTTTTACTCATCATCTTTTTTAGGAGGTAAAATAAATACAGGGCTATCAGATTTTATTTCTACTTTATCTGTTTTTACAAACCCAGCTCTATCAAGAACATCTTTAGAAGCTGCTAGTTTTTCTTTATTACCAAGATCAGTAGGGTTAGTCATAACCTCTAATAAAGAATATGCAGCACGAGTTCCTGCCGCTGCTAAAAACTTACGTGTTAAATCATTTACTTCCTCTTGAAGAGCTGCCATAATAGTAGTAGAAGATACAGTATCACTGTACCCAGCTAATTTCTTAGCAGCTACAGGATTACCACCAGCCCCATCAAAAAGAACATCTAAAAACTTCTGTTGTTTTTCTGTAAGTTGTCTTCCCATTATTTCTTTTTCTTCTTAGGTCTAGCTATAGCCTGTGCTTTTTTAGTTAATTCTTTAAAATGATATAAGCGTTTACTAGATTTACTGTGCGTTTTGCCTGTATGCAATGTGCCATCGGCCATCTTATGCACACTGCCTTTGTGTTCTTTCCCGTCACGGGTATAATGAGGTACACCTTTCATCAGCCGCTACACTGACATTTATCACAGCAGTTACACTTAATGTTTAATATAGAACGTACAACACGCTCTAGGTATTTATATATAGATTTAATATAATTCATAATACTATTTCCTTTTTATATTATGCTATTTGTACATACTCAATAATAAAAGTAAAAGAACCTGCGGTAGTTGCGTTTACTGTGTTTGTAATATTACAAAAAATATTACGTGCAGCAGAAGCATACTGTGCAGATATAGGTGCAGTTGCTGCATCCTGCGTCTGAAGAACTAAGGCAGTCTGTGTAACACTACCTACAACAACAGTTGTACCAGCATCAAGAATCTCATCTGTCTGTGCTGCAACAATTTGTGCACCTGAGCTAGATGTACCGACTTCGTATCCTATATCGCCTGAACCACATACAGGAGCAACAGCACAAAATATTGTAATACCTGTAATAATTGTATTAGCTGGTTGTGCAAATGTACCAATAGCTGGTGAGTCACCTGCAGTTGAATTAACAGTTACGCCACTAACGTGAGCTACGTGCTTAACGAACTTACTTAATACAGCACTCTCTAGTGTGGCTGCACCTGTAAGTGTTGTTACACCTGTTACATCTAGTGTAGTTGATACAGTTGCTGCACCTGTTATTGCTGCAGTACCTGTTACGTTTAACCCATCATCTAATGAGAATATCGTAGGTATTTTTTCTTTACCTTCTGTATATGTACTTTCTACCATTGTTCTGTTTCCTATTTAAAAGTATATGCTAAACCAATAGATAGGTCACTATATTTAAAGTCACCGTCTAATGATAATTTTGAATACGTAGATAGTCCACCTATTAATCCTACTGTACTCTTTACTGATGCACCAGAAATACTAATAGAAGAACCACTAGCATATGCCCAATCTACTGCTGGGCGAATAGATATTCTACCTAGACTAGCTGTTGCACCTACATCACCTGACCACTTTTTACTCTTAAAGCCATACTCAATAGATGTATCTGGTTTAATTAGTGACATAATGCCACCTTTTGATGGCCCTTCAGCCTGTACAGAAGCCGATGTTAAAACAACTATAGCGCCTGCGATAAATAAACTTTTCATTTAATGTCCTCCAAAACCTGTTAGTTTTCTGATTTCACCACGAGATATTCCTAGATCCCGTAGTTGTCTCTCTGTCATATTCATTAGTTGATAATATGCAGTTCTATTAGAAATGTAATTATTGTACTTAGTTATTAATTTTCTTATCATTTTATTTCTCCTTTTAATGACTAAAGGAGTTATACCATAACTAGTTATAACATAGAAGTGTTATTAATGCAACCCTGTTATGCTTTTGTTTTTGTTTTACTTAATGCTGACGCACCCATAAAGCCTAAGACTACACCCATCTGTGCTACAAGAAAGGTATTAAGAAACCCTGATGCAGACTCCATACGAGGTATATTAATAATAGGTGTAAGTAATACTATTACAGTTACGATGGTTGTACCCATAGCTAACCAAGCCATAGTACGTTGAGTGTCCATCATCTTGTCTTCATTCTCTAGACGTATCCACCGTTCGTGTCTGTCTAATTCTTCATCAGTAATAATGCCGTCACCATCTGTGTCAGCTACTGCGTACTTGCTATCTGCTTGTAATTGTTTTGACATTATTTTTTACTTTTTATAGAGTTAATTTGCCTCATTGTAAGACCTGGAGGATCAAACATTTCAGGTTTATTGCCTGCTCGTTTTAATTTTTTATTGTATTTTTCTTGATCTTTTGAAGTAACCCAACCTTTAGCTTTAGCTTCCGAAAAAGTATAATACTTTCGTTTAATATCTAAAAAAGTAGTTTTGTATTTTGTATGAGTATATCTTGTTTCTGGACCAAGTTGATTAATTCCACTACGAGTACGTTTTATATTATTTTTAGATATATGCTCTTTAGCTACACCTTTTTTATTTACTTTATGTGTCATTATTATTCCTCGTGTTTAGCAAAGGCTGACCCAGTAAGTATGGCTCCAAACGCTAGGTGAAACAATCCTCCACCCATAAGAGTAAAAGGATTATGTTGCCCAGTTAACTTTTTCATCAGTTCCATTTGAATCATTGGCTCAGTAGTAGAGTTTATAATATCCATAAACTGTGATATGTCTGGTCTATTAATTCCGTACCATATAGGTACAAACATAAAATCATAGAAACATATTAATAGATATATTATTAATGCAGTCCACCTCCAAGTCATAGTAGACTTTTGTTGTGGGCTAAGTTTATTATTCATTTAGATACAGGGAGGGGTACACATCTGTAGTTTAGCACCGTATACCATTATACCCACTAACACTGCAAGTATTAAACCTATCCAAATCCATTTGTATTTGATCATGTTGTTTCTCCATAAGGGTTAAATGCAAAACATTTAGCTTTTACGTAGTGACCTGTAACAAGTAAACCTTCTGCTACATTTTTTATTTCTTGTTTACATTCTAT